GCCGTGTGTTCGTTGTCGGATATCTTGGAGACTGGCGAGCTGCCGCAGCGGTACTTTTTGAGCGCCACAGCCTGTCGGGGCATCCTGCGCCGCGCCGAAAAGCGGGGCAAGCAGCTCCCACCATCCCTGCGCGCAGCACTGGAGGCGGCGGCCTCGGGACGGACTTCGACTGTGACGGCGGACTGATCGCCCGCGCCGTGTCGCTGCGCGGCAGAGAAGGCGGTGGAACGGCAGAGCTTGGCGATGACGTGCAGAACTGCCTGCGCGCATCAAGCGGAGGCGGCGACAAGCCGCATGTGCTGATCCACGCCGACCCAATCGCCCGTTGCCTCACAACGGGCGAGGCCAAGCGGCAGGATTGGGAGACGTGCAATTTTGTCGCCCACTCCCTGCGCGGCGAAGGCTTCGACGCTTCCGAGGACGGTACGGGGCGTGGGACGCCGATTGTTACGGCATACCGCGTCGCAGGCGACGGCGCTGTGTATGACGAAGGCCAGACTACCGCGCCCCTTACAACGGCAACAGATCCCAATGCCAATGTGGTCACCTTCACCGCTAAAGATTACGGCGGCGATGCGCAGGTTGATCTATCGCCAACGTTGCGCGCAGGCGGCCATAGCGGCAGTCATGCGAACGCGGGTGTGATGCCTGCTATCACCGTCGCCATTCGTGGCCGTGAAGGTGGAGCAACCGCCGGTGCGCTAGGTGTAGCCGTCCGCCGCCTGACCCCGCGCGAATGCGAGCGCCTGCAGGGCTTTCCCGACGACTACACGGCCATCCCCTGGCGCGGGAAACCAGCCGACCAGTGCCCGGACAGCCCCCGCTACAAGGCCCTGGGCAACTCCTGGGCGGTGCCAGTAGTGCGCTGGATCGGTGAGCGCATCAACGCAGTTGAGCAGATCAAGCTTGAAAGGGGAGCGCCATGACTGAAGACCTAAACGACCTGATGTGCCCCCACTCTGCCGCAGGCAGGCCGGAGCGCTTCCCAGCAAAGGCTTGCATCTTGGCCGGCGAGTGCGGGTGTGTGCATGGCGCTGAATGGAGCCGCGCCCTGCGCCTGGCCGACGACGCGGCCGAGAGCGTGATCTGCACCGAGGGGCACTCCCCCGCCGCCTATCACTGGGTGCTCACGCACGAGCAGATCGCCGCCGATCCCTACCTGGAGGACTGCATCGCGCATCTGGAGTGGCGAGGAATTGCAAAGGCGGTCAGGGAAGACGGCCGCGTGACCGTGATCTTTGAGGAGCAGCCATGAGAAAAACCAGCCCCTACGCCCGCCGTCAGCGCCAGGCCAAAGTCGTGCGCCACTACAGTCTGCTGGACGAGCTGACGGCCAGCCCAACCGAACCGCTGCCGCAGGCATGGCGCACCAGTCACTTGGCGCGCATGTGGGAGGGCTTGGTGGCGCTGGAGACCGCGCCCGCCCCCAACACCGACGACTGGCGCGTCTGCAGCGATGCCGTCAACATGCTGGAGACCCTTGTCACGCGCGGCCCGTGGATGGCCTGCGACGGATCGCTGGTCGAGATCGCCGACAACGGCCTGCTGGATGACGCCATCACGGCGCTGGCGATGGCCGGACGACGACACCGTGCTGGAGGGCCGATCCGGCTGGATGGCGCTGGCATCCGCGCCGTGCGCGCCGTGCTGGAGGACTACGCCATGGTGCTGGAGACGCTGCCCGCGCGCAGCATGGTGCGCTGCCACCGGCTGACCGAGCAGCGCATCGCCGAGATTCTGGCTGGCAAGCGCCTGCCGCATGACGTGGAAGTGATGGACATCTGACGATTGGACGATTGTCAAGGAGGACGAAGATGACGACCGACACGCTTGCACCATTGCTGCAAGCCATCGAGCGCCTGACGGACGCCGTGCTGACGGGCGTTCCGATGGACAAGCGCCTGTGGAATGCGGAGGCCTGCGCCCAGTACCTGGGCTACAGCCGATCGCACTTCCTGCAGCACATCGCCTGTCGGCCAGACTTTCCACGCGCGCGCTTTGTCGGGACGGGCGAGGGCGGCCGACGCTGGAAAGCCGCCGAGGTGATGCGGTGGGCTGATGCACGCAGGGCACCATGATCCGCGTCGGTGATAAGAAAAATCAATGAGGGCCCGATTGACGCTCCCGCAAAGCGGGATACAATGGGAACCGTCAGCAGCGCAGTGCTGCAGCCCGCGCCTCGGGGGATCAGGGGCAAGGAGCTAAAAATGGCGCTGGACTACTATTTCGTGTGTGACGGGCTCGCCGACAAAGTCGTCGGCGACCCGCGAGAGACAGAGTGGGACGGCATCGAGTCCGTCCTAGTCCGTGCCGCCTCCACGGAGGAGGCGCTGGAGGTTGCCGCCCTGTACGATGCCGGGCGGCTCCAGGCAGAGTCAGTGTGGGACCCGGCACTGGCGGGCAGCGAGCCAGTCGGGTGCGTTAGCCTCCCGGCTGAGCTCACGCAGGCCGAGAAAATCGCCGCCCTTCTCCACGGCGACGGGGGGCAATGGAAATCCGACGCTGGCACGAGCTTCGTCGAGCTCTGCGAGCGGTACGGTGCCTCACGAGAGCGCCGTGGCGATATCTTCAGGCACGTATTCCCTGACGGGAGCGCCATCGTCGAGGCCCCTGGCGGGTGGGATCTTGAAGGAACCGAGCCATTTACGTGGCGTGGGTAAAGCCATGCCCAATCATCCCAACCGCAGCCGCAAGCGACCGAGCAGAGCGGCGGCCCCCAGCCCGGATGAGATCCGGGCGCGGCGCCTTGCTGCCGGCCTGACACAGCGCCAGGCCGCCGAACTCGTCCATGCCACACTGCGCGCCTGGGAGTCCTGGGAGCAAGGCGAGCGGCCCATGCACCCCGGACTTTTTGAGCTGTTCGGCATCAAGGTTCAAATGCCCGGCGGCCAGCCCAAGCCCTGAAGCGAAAGCGATCCGGGCCGCGCGCCTGGCGGCCGCCGTGGCAAGCATGGCACTTTCGCCGGCATGCCGGCCACACTCGACACCCGAAAAGCCCACCTGGTCCGCCACCACGGCGACCTGGTGGCGATCTACACCTGGATCAACGACGAGCGCGCGCTGGTCTTGATCCCTCGCTACCGGCCGGGCGCCCCCTGGTACTGCGTGCTTGAGTCGGCGGCCTACACCTGGGACGACGGCGACTCGCGCAACATCGACGAAGTGGTCCGCAAGAGCACGACAGCGTGCGAAGTGCTGGGCATCGAGCCGACGCCCTGGAACTGCCAGCGGGTGGCATCCATCATCATCGAAGGCATTCCGGACTTGATCCGCATGCCGAGCGCGCCCGGGCCGGAGCACTACCGCGGCAGCTTTGGCCGCATGGAACTGCGCGCCGATGGCCAGACCATCGCGGAGCAGGACATCCGCGTTGAGAAGGACGGAGGCGCCACGTATGGCTGACGTGCGCGCCATCCTGAACGAGCGCCGCAACCAGCACGGCCGCCTGACTGACCATGCGCGCGTGTGCCAGGCCATGAAGCGCGCCATGCGCGATTCGCTGGGGTGGGAGCTCTTGGCCGACGACATGAAGGAAGCGGCAGATATGATCGTGCACAAGCTGGCGCGAACGCTGAGTGGCAACCCGAACCACATCGACAGCTGGGTCGACATCTGCGGATATGCCCAGCTCGTGGTGGACCGGCTGCGAGAAACCGATGGCGCCATCGACTCTGTGACCGTCATGAAGCGCCGCGAGGCTGGAAAGTGGGTCGAAGGCGGCATGGAGGTTCAACATGGCTGAGTTCGACGTGCGCAGCCGGCACCAGGGGCCGGGCGACAACTTCCTGGACGATCCGGTCGAGCGCAACGAACTGGCCGAGGTCGGCGGCCATCCGCTCGATGGCCCGGAGGCGCGCAAGGAGCTGCGCCAACTGCTGGAGTGGTACTACTACGAGAAGGACAGGCAGGCCGCGAATCGCCTGGAAATGGCCATCGACGCGGACTTCTACGACGGCATCCAGTGGGATCCCGAGGACGCCCAGGTGTTGCGCGACCGCGGCCAGATGCCGCTGGTGTTCAACGAGGTAGCGCCGATGGTGGACTGGCTCATCGGCACCGAGCGACGCACGCGCGTGGACTGGCGCGTGATGCCGCGCACCGAGGACGACGTGGAACTGGCGGATGTCAAGACGAAGGTGTTGAAGTACGTCAGCGACATCAACCGCGTGCCGTTCAACCGCAGCCGGGCCTTTGCCGATGCCGTCAAGGTGGGCGTGGGCTGGATCGACGACGGCGTGCGCGATGACCCGACTCAGGACATCATCTACAACCGCTACGAGGACTGGCGCAACGTGCTGTGGGACTCTGCGGCCTACGAGCATGACCTGAGCGACGCGCGCTACCTGTTCCGCTGGCGCTGGGTGGACGAGGACATCGCTGTGGCGATGTTCCCCGACCGCGAGGAGGTGATCCGGCGCGCGGTGGAGGATGCACGGCACGCCCGCCCGGCCGACTGGGACGACGAAACCGAGTGGCTGACGGCCGACGAACTGCTGTCCGGCGCCAAGCATGGCGTGCTGCGCGCCGGTGGCTCGGCCATGATGGTGGACGCCCAGCGCCGCCGTGTGAAGCTCATCGAGGCGCAGTATCGCAAGCCGGTCAAGGTCAAGATCGTGGCGGCCGGCCCGCTCAAGGGCGCATTCTTTGACGAGCGCGACGGCGCGTTGGTCAACGCCCTGAACCAGCACGGCGGCACCATCATCGACAAGGTGGTGATGCGCGTGCATGTGGCGGTGATGACCGAGAGCCACCTGTTGGCCATGGGGCCGTCGATCTTCCGGCACAACCGCTTCAGTCTGACGCCGGTGTGGTGCTACCGTCGCGGCCGCGACCGGCTGCCCTACGGTGTGATCCGCCGGGTGCGCGACATTCAGCAGGACCTGAACAAGCGCGCATCCAAGGCGCTGTTCATGCTGAACACCAACCAGATCATCGCGGACGAGGGCGCGACGAACGACTGGAACCTGCTGCGCGACGAGGCCGACCGGCCGGACGGCCTCATCATCAAGAAGCCGGGGAAGGAGCTGTTGATCCGGCGCGACACGGACGCGGCCACCGGCCAGATCCAGATGATGACGCTGGATGCCCAGAACATCCAGAAGTCGGCCGGCGTGAGCGCGGAGAACCTGGGCCGCCAGACCAATGCCGTCTCCGGCGAGGCGATCAAGGCGCGTCAGCTTCAGGGGTCGGTGGTCACCACGGAGCCGTTCGACAACCTGCGCCTGGCGGTGCAGATCAGCGGCGAGAAGCAGCTTTCCCTGGTCGAGCAGTGCTACACCGAGGAAAAGGTCGTGCGCTTGACCGGCGCCAAGGGTGCGATGGAGTGGGTGCGCATCAACCAGCCGGAGATGCAGGCCGATGGCTCGGTGCGCTTCGTCAACGACATCACGGCCAGCATGGCGGACTTCATCGTGTCCGAGGCGGACTACGCCGGGACGATGCGCCAGGTGATGTTCGACGCGCTGAATCAACTGGCCACCCGCCTGCCGCCCGAGGTGGCGCTGCGCCTGATGACGATCGCCATGGACTTTTCTGACCTGCCGAACAAGGACGAGGTGGCCGACGCGATCCGCAAGCTCACCGGCGAGCGCGACCCGAACAAGCCGATGACGCCCGAGGAAGCCCAGCAGATGCAGCAGCAGATGCAGGCCCAGGCCGAGGCGCTGGAAATGCAGCGGCAGCAGGCCATGCTGGCCTTGCAGGAGCAGCAGGCCAAGGTGCGCGAGCTGACCGCCAAGGCCATGAAGCTGGAAGCCGAGGCGCAGGCCGCGATGGCAGGCGACGGCGGGCAGGATCAGGCCGCGCAGCAGGCGCAGCAGGCCGTCATGCAGGTGCGCGCGCAGGCCGACCAGGAGATCGAGCGCCTGACCGAGCAGTTACGCAAGGCGCAAACCGAACTGGCCAACCGGACGATGCAGATCCGTTCGGATGCCGATGCCACCCTGGAGGCCGCACGCATCAACGCCGACACCCAGGTGCGCATTGCCGAGATCAAGGCCGCCAGCGACGAGCGCATCGCAGCCATGCAGGCCCGGCTGGACGCCATGCAAGCCCAAAAACCGCAAGCCGCTTGACTGGCGTGGCAAGCATGCCAGCATCGACCGACACCAAGGAGTGAACCATGGCCAAGAATGGCGTTTTAGTGAGCGCGGCTGCCGAAGAGGCAGAGTGGCGCGCCGAGTCCGATCTGCGCACGCTGATGGAGGCGGAGAAGATCGAGAAGGATCCCAAGCGCATGAAGGCCGTGCGCGACCTGGCGCGGAAGAAGATGATGGAGGTGGCCTCCATCGCGTCCGAGGGAATGGACGAATCCTGATTCCCAACCACACGGAGAAGCGCGCATGAGTGCGAACGACAGCGACACCGTTGACACCCTGGACACCCTGACCCCGGAAGAACGCGCTGCCATCGGCGGCGACGAGTACGGGGACGAGGACCGCGAGATCATCAAGAAGATCGCCGGCGACGCCTCGGGCGAGGACGCCGACGAGGATGACGATGACGACGACGACGAGGATGTTGGCGACGCTGGATCCCAGCCGCAAGAGGGCAAGGCCGCCGAGCCGCCGCAGGACGGCCAGACCACGGACGTTGAGCCGCAGACTGTTGATCCCGTCAAGGCGGTGGCGCAGTACCAGGCAGATTTGCCAGGGGATTTTGACCAGAAGTTCGACGAATTGAGGGCGCGCGACGCCGAGTTGCGCCAGCGATTCAAAGACGGCGATATTGACATTGACGAGCGCGACGCTGGCTTGGCCGAGATCGCCGCCGAGCGCGAGCAGTTGCTGATCCAGAAGGCGACAGCCGAGACGCTGGCCAAGATCAACGAGCAGAACCAGCGCCAGGCCGCAGCCGAGTACGAGGCCCGCTTCATCGAGCGCACCAAGGCCGACGGCATCGACTACAACAACCCGCGCAACGTGCGCCTGTTCAACACCATGCTTGAGGAGTTGACCGAGGAGCACGGCAACAAGGGGCGCGACTGGCTGTGGAACGAGGCGCACAAGGCGGTGCTGCGCGCGCGCGGCATCCAGCGCCAGGCCAGCGCCGATCTGATGGCCGAGGCCAAGCAAAGCCGCAAGCCGCCGGTGGACGCCGCCCCGAAAACCCTGGCGCAGGTGCCTGGCTCTGATGGCCCGGGCGATGTGGGCGATGAGTTCGCCGACGTGCTGGCGCTGGACGGCACCGATTTCGAGGATGCGATTGCGCGCATGTCGCCGTCGCAGCGCGAGAAGTTCCTTCGGGGGCGTTGATCGTGCGTCGCACGCAACTGTCCGGCCTGGTTATGGATATGCGCCAGGGTGATGTTGTCACCCTGGGCGGCAACATCAAGATCCATTTCCTGGCCAAGAGCGGGCGGATTACGCGCGTGCGCATCGCCGCCCCGCTTGAGGTGAAAATCAGGAAAGAATCCGAACGAGGCGAGGATGGTCGTGACGTAGCAACGAAGAAAGAAAAACCAGGCTCTAGTTTCGTGCCAAGCATGCCATGCTGACGTGGCAAGCATGGCAGATTGCCGTGCAGGTCGAAAGATCGACCGCATCGTGTAACTGAGCGCAGGAGGTGCTCTTTCGGGCGGACGTGCCCAAAGGAGAACCATCATCGCACGCACTATCGTAGGGGTGAACGACCCCAAGGCAGTCAAGAAGTGGGCCGGTCTGCTGGCCTACGACACGTCCCAGAAGTCCTATTTCAACCAGCGCTTCATGAAGCGCGGGGCCGAGGCCGAGGTGCCCATCCAGATCCTGACGGACCTGGAATCGGACGCCGGCGAGCAGATCAGCTATGACCTGCTGGCCGAGCTGCGCATGGCGCCGGTCGAGGGCGAGGATGTGCTGGAGGGCAAGGAAGAGGCTCAGCGCTTCTACACCGACCAGATCTACATCGACCAGGCCCGTTGCGGTGTGAACACCGGCGGCCGCATGACCCGCAAGCGCACGCTGCACGACCTGCGCGAGAAGGCCAAGCGCCAGCAGTCGAACTGGTGGGCGCGCTTCATGGATGAACTGCTGTTCATCTACCTGTCGGGCGCTCGCGGCATCAACCCGAACTTCCTGCTGCCGACCGGCTACACCGGCCGCGCCAACAACTCGCTGTCGGCCCCGACCGCGAACCATGTGCTGTACGGCGGCGACGCGACGGCATACAACAACCTCGACGCGAACGACAAGATGGATCTCCGCTTGATCGACCGCGCCAAGACCCGCGCGGACAGCCAGGGAGGCGGCGCAACCGGCGTTCCGGTGCTCCAGCCCTGCAAGATCGACGGCCAGGAAACGTTCGTGTGCGTGATGCACACCTTCCAGGAGGACGACCTGCGGTCGAACACCTCGACCGGCCAGTGGCTCGACATCCAGAAGGCGGCTGCGACCGCCGAGGGCCGCAACAACCCGCTGTTCAAGGGCTCGCTCGGCATGTACCGCGGCGTGATCCTGCACAGCCACCGCAACGTCATCCGCTTCAACAACGCGGGTGCCGGTGCGAACGTGGAGGCCGCCCGCGCGCTGTTCCTGGGCTCTCAGGCTGCCGTCGTCGCCTTCGGCTCTCCGGGCACCAACCTGCGCTTCGATTGGAACGAGGAAACCCGTGACAACGGCGACAAGGTGGTCATCACCACGTCGAGCATCTTCGGCGTCAAGAAAGTGACGTGGAACATCGACGGCACCAACCACGACTTCGGCGTGTTCGCGCTGGACACCGCTGCTGCCAACCGTTGATAGGAGCTGAACATGGCATTCACCAACACCAACAACCGCCTGACGGGCCGCCTGCCGGCCATCTTCCCGGCTGGTGGCGAAGTGGTCGCCCAGCGCGATGAGATCGCCCTGGTGGCGGCCGACCTGGACGCGAACGATGCGGGCTCCGTGTCGATCCTGCCCGCGGGCTGCGTGCTGGTCGGCATCACCTACGACTCGGACGATCTGGACACCAACGGCACGCCGACGATCACCGCCTCGGTGGGCGTTATGAACGCCGCGGACAGCGACATGGACACGGTGCTGGCCTCGGGTATCACGGCCAGCCGTGACGGCACCGCCGTGCACCTGGTCACGCCGACCATGCTGCGCCTGGCTGCTTCGACCAGCGACCGCAAGATTGGCATCAAGTTCACAGCGGCATCGGCCACCAAGCAGGCCGGCGCCGTGGGCCTGACGCTGCTGTACCGCGCGGCCTGACACGGGTTGTCTCCAGTGGGGAAGGGCGCTGACTGAAGCGCCCGTTCGGGGGGGCGGCCGGCATGACCGCCCCCTTTTGTTTGAAAGGCTGCTGACGTGAAGCTGCAAACCTCGATCAAGCCGCGCCGTGATGGCACGGTGTCCGTGTTGGGTCAGGACCGCCAGACCTATGTGTTTGTGGCGGATGACGAGGGCCTGTTGACGGGCGACGTGGGCGACGAGCCGACGATTGCCGCGCTGCTGGCGACCGGCAACTTCTGGCCGGCCGATGAGGCTGACCAGGAGCGGGCGCTGGAACTGGTCAAGCAGGCCCAGAAGGCCGACGAGGACGACGAGGACGACGACAAGGACGAGGCCGACGAGAACGCGCTGCCCGTCGAAGCCGAGACCCCGCCGGCGCCGCGCCGCGGCCGTCCCCGCAAGGTGCAGTGAGGTAGGGCATGGCGACCTGGGACGCCTGGTTTCCCGACGTGCTGGTGCACGCACCAGCAGCGCCGGACCCGCTGGTGCGCCAGGCGCTGTGCCGCGCAGCGCGGGATTTTTTGCAACGCACTCGCGCGTGGGTGGAGTGGCTTGATCCGGTGCCGACCGTGACCGGCTCCCGCGTTACCTATGAGTTTGAACTGCCGGCCAAATCGCAAATCGTGCGCGTCGAGCGCGCAACCATCAATGGCCGACCGCTTGATGTGCAGTCCTACCGCCTGCGCCAGGCCGACTGGACTCGGTATGACGATGGTAAGCAGGCTGTTGTCACCCGCGACCTGGCCGAGTTCATTCTGTCCGGCACCGCGGCTGCTGGCGACAAGGTGCAGGTTCAGGTGTCGCTGATGCCCACCCTGGCCGCCACCGGTATCCCGGACGACTTGGCCGATCGCTACCTGGAGCCGATCGCCCGCGGCGCGCTGTCGGTGCTGCTGGCCACGCCGGACGTGCCTTTCTACAAGCCGGA